CATTAAATGTAGCAGCAGTAGAACCACCAGTAGCAATAGTAATTACATCTGAGCCACTAAAGGTAATACTTGTGTTTGCATCTGCATCACCAGAAATACTATCTAGTTGCACTGCACCTACATTTGATAAAGCAGCATCACCAAAGTCCACAGCACCTGCAACAGTAAGTGTTCCCGACACATCCACATTACCATTAATATCTACAGTAGTAGCAGCAATTTGTATTTCTGTGTCTGCAACAATATCAAGCTGACCGTCAGCACTAGAGTTAATATAAATAGCAGTATCACGAAACTGTAACTTTTCTGTAGTAGCAATAAGTATGTCATCAGAGAACTCAAAGTAGTCCTCATCTTCCATCCACTTTAATACACCATCATTACTTTCACCATCAAAGGTAATTGTAATATCTGTACCTGATGTACCAGCACCAAATGTTAATCCATGTCCAGCTAACGTACTAATAGGTCCACCTTCACCTGTAGTACCGTCATGTGTGTGACCTGTACTAGCAGCAAAGGCAGCTAAAAGCTGATCAAATTCATTGTTAGTATTAGATGCTTGAATTATATCACCATCTGTATACGTAGATTGTCTTGTGTATGTCGCTCCCATTAGCGTCTAGCTCCTAATTGATATTCTAACTGAAAACCTTTAAGTGAGTATGGTGCAGTTTCTCCACCATCATCTACTTTTAATGCAACAGTAAATCCTGATCCTTCTACAGATTGTCTTAGTAAAGGCTGTGTACCACCACCATAAACAAACTGAGTAGTAGAGGAAACGGTACTATAAGTAGCAGTACCATATTGTGCAGCAATCTTAGATGTATCTAAAGCATATGCAGCAGGTCTTGGTGAATCAACGCTTTCATTATCATACCTTAAAAATAAATCTGCGTCAATAGCAGCTTCTGGTTTAAAGTTAAGAATAACTTTTTGCATATGTTTTCTTATACCAGAATCACCGAAACTTAAATCAGGACTTCTATATCTTCCAAAGATAACTGTATCATTAAAAGTATTGCCTTTTTCTTGTCTGTGTATAAAACCATCAAATGAACCATGTAGTACAGCTACATCTCCTGAATCAATAAAGGTATCAGTACAAGAAGGTCTTATACCAAGTATTTCAGAAAACTCATACTTATCCCCTCTCATAACACATACAATACCTCTTGTTAGATTGTCTGCAACTGTATCTTTTGTAAAAAATATTCTGTACTGTGTCTTATCAGGTATCACAACACTCTCAAAAAGAGAGGAGTCTCTTATGTTTTTATCAAATAAAGATTGTACATTTTTAGATATTGTACCAAGCTCAACGTCACCAATCCTTGAAGTACCAGCTACAGTTCTTAATCCATCAGGACCAAGAAAGATTAAGTCCCCTGCAAATTCTTGTATGGTGTCACCATTAATGCAGCCAATGTTTCTTGTTACAGGTTCAACTGCAAAGTTTGATAAAGATGATCCTGTAAGTTTAAATATCCTGTTTGCACAAAATATAAACAAATTACTACGGAAAACTTTTAGTCCAACAATAGTATCGTCTACTTTAATACTACCTGCACCATCACCTGATTGAAAACCATCTTCGTCAAAAGGCTCACTAAATACTATTTCTTGTGGTGTAGTAGATTTACCTGCATAAAACATATGGTTTCTATAGGCAGCTATAAACTTAGAGCCAGATACAGAACTTTCACTTACATCTGTAGCAGTTAAAGATGCATTAAATATAACAGGTGCATTAGCACCATCTACAAATATTATTTTATTGTTACCATCAAAGTTATATCTTTCAAAAGAATACTTAGATGCACTAGTTCTGCTTGAATCTATTTCTGTCCAACTAGAGGGAGACACTACAGTATTAAAAATATGAGTGGCAGCAGTAGTGCTAGATGTTGCCCTTGTTACACCTGTAAATGTAGTGCTTGAAATACCAGTATAGGTAAACAGTTCTGACTTAATTTGTACTGTACCACTAGAAGCAAACCCTGCAGTAGAGTCTACTGTAATTGTACCAGAGCCTGTCATACCAGTAGTAGAAGTTATTGTTAGAGTTAACTCAGTAGATGCAGCAGAAAATATCTTTTCACCCCTAGCTGCTAATACTTTATTTGCAAAGTTGGCAACCATTAAAACCTTCTCGCTAGAGCCAGAAGTTTGTGGAACTATAGGGTAAACAAATTTACGAAAGCCATTAACCCTCCTGTAACCACCCTCAAGGTCAGGCTCAAAGTTTTCTAAAACTAAAGCTTCACCAGGTTGCATAAGAAAAGTGGACCTGTTTAAAACTAGCCCACCTTCACAGTTAAATGCTGCTGGTTGTACTTGAGAACTATCTGGCATTAACTAACAACTCCAGAGTTAAAGTTCATAGCTGATCCTGGTCTGACTATCATAGGTGATCTTACATAATCAAATTTATTAATAAGTAAACTTTGCATATTTTTTATGCCTTGTTGAAATCTTTCAAAGTTTAATTGGTATTGACTTTGTTCACCACGGTACATATAAACATAAGCTGTAGCACCATCTACAACTACGGGACCAAATCTATCAGGCACAGTTGTAGTATCCCCATGTGCAGATAAATCTGATGGGAATGTAAAGTAGTCAAATACTAATGTATATTGTTTATCTGGATAGGGGTAAAGAACATAGTTATTATCTGGTGTACGTATAATCTGTCTTGGTATTCCACCACCCTCAAACTGTGTTACTGTAACTCCAGTTGCATATGCAGCAGCAGTTGTGCTGTTAGCTGCTCTGGTACAACCTGTCAAGGTGCTTCCAGAAACGGCTGTGTATGTTATCTCCTCACCACCAACATAAACTTTACCAGAGGCATCAAAGCCTGTAGCAGAGGTTAGGGTAAGAGTTGTTACGGAATCAGTATGAGAACCATCAAGAGTTGTAGTTGTTATATCGTCTTCTTCATTAGCATAGTCGTTATCAATATACTCATAGTAATTTAAACTAGTAAGATTATTACCTGTTGCGTTTAAACTTGCACTTTTTTTAATTCTAGCTGTACTATAATCTAAAGACTTTGTATCTGTTGGTACAGAATATCTAGCTACACCTGGAGTTAATGTAGAACTATTAGAGGCATGATTAAAAGAATAACCAAACTCTCTTTGATTAATGTATCTTATAGCATCATTTACTGCATTTTTACATTGTGTTTGTATACCCCTAGATGAAGTAAAATCACTAGAAGTAAGCACTACCTCATTCATTCTTGCTATAACATCATTAGTTAATGATAAAAAAGTAAGTGCCATTATGTTTCCTTTGGATAAGCTAAAGGGGCCACCGAAGCAGCCCCTAAAGTTATTTTAGATTAAGTCACGTTGAGCAACTGCAGCTTCAGTGTGAGCAGCAGAAACATCAACAACTACTGCATAGACACGTAAGCGTCCAGTTGCAGCAGCCGCACCAGCGATTGTAACATCAACAGTATCAGCAGCACCCACAAGAGCCAAAGACTCTGCAGCATATGTAGAAGCTGCACCTGTGTTAACGATGTTAGCTTCACCGTTAGAACCTTTTACAAGGTATGTACCTGCTGCAGCATCTAGTGCTGCACCATCAATGATGTCATCTCCACCACCAAAGTCAATATTACAAGTACAACTTGCAGTAAAAGACTTCATGATTTCAGCACCTGCAGCAATCACGATTGATTCAGCAGGAACTTCTAGTAGTTGAAAGATGTCACCGTTAGCGATAGTAGCACCAGCAGTAATCATAGCATCAATATCTAAGATTGCTTCAAGAGTGCGTACTGTGTGTCCTACTACAGTTGGAACAGCAAGAATGTCTGCACCAACACCAGCAGTAGAAGCGAGAGTCATATCAAAAGTAGCCATAAGTTATATCCTCCCTTACGCTGCGTTATAACGAGCAGTTACGATAGCTTCTGGACGAAGAATCTTCCTGCCGTAAAGATGCATACCACGAACAATGTCAGCAAAGCTGTCAGGGTCACGATATGTTTCGGTTTTATTGATCTGCTCTGCAGTAGCAATAGCAGAATCATGTCCAGCAACAATAACACCAAGATTAGTTAATTGGTTGGCTGTACCAGATGTACCTGGACCAGTACCTAAAGCAGGTAGATTGGACGAAGAATACACACGGAAGCCGTGGAAGTTATTGATGTTTAGACCGTTACGTAGTCCACCAGACTCACCGAAATCTGCGTTCATGAAGCGTGAATCTTCATCAGCTAGGATTTCCATAAATACTGGATCTACTACCAGCCAGCGACCTTGTGAGTCTACTTGCTGTTGGTCCAACAAACGCTTCATGCGTGAAATAATCATCGCAGGGGAAACAGTTGCTGTTGGTAGTGATGTAGCTCCTGGCATACGAGCAGTTACTGGAATCGAATGAGTACCAGCAGATGCTGTTGTAATGTTGCCAAAGTCACCTTTATGAAGCTGCATAGAAGAAAGCAGTTCATTAGAACCTGCAGTAGTTACAGATTTAGTACCATTAACAGTTGTGTTAAGAGCACTTGCCTGACTATGCAAAGAACTTTGTGCGTAACCAGATAGGTAGCCAAGAACTTCTTGGTCATACTGATCAGCTAGGCGATAAGCTGCACGATTGGTAGCTAAGTCCATGAAATTAATGTGAGAATGTGCCTCCTCGATATCATCCATTTTAAAAGCAAAGTAGTTCGCTTTGTCTACGGTGAGTGAGAAATCCTCATCTTCAAGGTCTTGTGCTGTAACCTGCGTACCCCTTGCATACTGCGACACAGAAATTTCAGGTTCTTTGATAATTTTGACGGTATCGCCCTGTGAGGCAATCTCTCCAAAATAATCTGAGTTGGTAATATCCCCTACTACGGTAGACTTACGGAAAGCAAGTTGTACCTTTTTGGAGTAGATTACAGGACTAAAATTACCGTTTGGTAAATTCCCATAACCCGTTGCGGTTGTGAAAGCCATTATAAAATCCTCCTGATAATTGGCTTTGTGACAAAGCTAACACTCAAAAAAGGCTGTACATTTTCTAGGGTGCAAGTGTTTATCTATTCAATGATCAATCAAATATGATAAACAGATGGGCCTGTACTTGAACAGGTAGTTCTTAATAGTTTAGACTTTTGGAAATGTGAGAGTGTACAAAAGGTAGTCTTACGAGGCTTTTGTATTACACCCTAGTTATACTGTTGTTTTTTCATTTGTCAACAGCTATCTGGCACTACCAGACATATCGTAGATAAATTTACCAGAACGCATTGCTTTAGTAATTTCATCTGATTTCTCTTCAAACTCTCTGGCAGACATTTTAGATACCTGAGACTCTGATATTGAATCACTTGTACCTTCTGCATCTACTTGTGTTTTACTACGTTTAGTAACAGTAGAAGCTGCTGCTTTAGTTTTAACTTTTTTAGCTGTAGTAGTTAAACCCTTATCTACTTTATAAAGATCAATAACACGTACTACAGAGGCTGGATCATCTGAGTTTTCATACAGTGCATCCCGAATCCACTTGGGTTGTTCATCTACCCAACTATGAAACTCATCTGCTTCTCGTAGCTCATTAAAGTCTGAATGAGACTCTTTAATTTTATTTTCAGCTTTAGCTCGTGTAACTTCTGTTTGTGCATCGTCTAGTTCTTGTAGACGTATATCTGCTTTAGCAAACATCTCTTGAGCTTTTTTAGCA